TACGGGATTGGGGGCGAGTGGATCACGACTTTCAAGGGGCATGTATGCCCGGAGTGCGAGTCAACTAATTTCGAGATGGAGGATAGCGACAATGAAGATTGAACTGAAGAACATCAAGCATGCCGCATTCGCGAGTCAAGAGACGCAATGTTTCGAGGCCTCGCTTTACATCAACGGCAAGCCGCGGGGGACGGTGAGCAACGAGGGATACGGTGGTGCGGATCGATTCTCCGATCACGCAGCCGAAGACGAACTGAATGCCTACGCGAAGACCCTGCCGCCCCGCACTTACGAGTGGGATGGCAAGACGCACGAGTTCGACCAGACGGCGGATTCGCTGGTGCAGGAAATTCTGGGCGAGCACCTGTCGCGCAAGCAATTGCAGCGGGTCATGCGTGACAAGGTGGTGTACTTGAAGGACGGCAAACTCTGGCAGACCACCGCGATTAAGAGCGCGGAGCAGCGGGCGAAGTACATTGCGCTGAAGGAGAGTGAGGGCAAGACGGTGCTGAATTCGCTGCCGCTGGCGGATGCTGTGAAGATTTTTCGGGAGGTTGCATGAACTCGTTACGCATGAACCGGATGACACTTTCACCGGCAGTCTGGGCAGCGATTGCACCGGAGGGGATTCGGACTTACTACTCTGGCGCGAGCGAGGGCAAGTTGGTCGAGCAAGCGGAGTACCGCACGGGGTCGATCAGTTCGCAGGATGCTGCGGAGCTGCGGGCAATTGTGGAGTATTTCGAGCCGTCTGTAATCGCGGAGGTGGGTACTTATATCGGGCGCAGCACGCGAGCAATGGCTGCGGGGAATCTCTCGAGGGGCGAGGATCACTTGACGATTTATACGTGCGACTCATCGAACGCCATTCAGATCGGGCCGGTATACGGGGCGAAGGTAGTCCAGCACCCGAAGACGACCTCGACGCAGATGTTTGAGGAGTTGTACTCCGCAGCCGTCAGCGTGGACATGTTTTACATCGACGGGCGCTTGAGCCACCAGGATGCGGGGTTGATGAAGAAATTGAACCCCGACGCGCTGATTGTGCTGGACGATTTTGAGGGCATTGAGAAGGGGGTCGCGAATGCTTCTGTGTTATTGAGCAACACCTTCAGCCAGCATTTTCTGGTGTACCCGCGAGCGGGCGGGAAGACGGCGCTGATGGTTTCGCAGCGGTGCTTGCAACTGACACCGCAGTAGGTGATCCCAAATTGGGATTGACTACTCAAGCCGGTTGGGTATCATTGGTTGGGACTGGTGAATTTATCTGCTTACTTTTAGGAGAGAGCAATGTACCAGGTGATGAATAATTTTCGGGTAGCGAACGGCACTCACTTTGTGGGTTTGGTGGAGGCGACTTACGAGGAGCTGCGCCAGACGTTTGGTAAGCCGCTGACGGCAGCGGATGACAACACGCGGGCGGAGTGGGTGGTGTTGTTTGACACTGAAGAGGGGGATGTGGTGGCGACGGTATATGACTGGAAGTGCCAAGACATTCCGCTTGATCAGATGAAGATTTGGAACGTGGGTGGGAAGTCTATTGACGCGCTGATTCAGATTGAGGATGCGGTGCGATTCACGCGGGATATGAACGCGCACGATGACGAGCAGGCGAGGCAGTGGGAGTTGTCGTACGAATGAACGACTTTCGCGAGCGTTGGGGGCTGGCGCCGAAGAAGTTGGTGGTCTGTCCTCGATGTCACACCGAGCACCGTGGGCGGTGTCACTTCATGCGCTTGAGCACGACGCGAGCGCCTCGCGTGGAGGAGGTTCTGCGATGGATGGAGCGCAAGAGCGAGCGGATGCGGTTGTTACACGCTCGCAAACTGATACGGGAGTTAAGCGATGGAATCGAAGAGGGACGGAGCACCGGGCGATGGACGGTTGGGCGTTGGAAGCCGACGCCAACGGAAAGTCGAACGTATTTGGGAGTTGATCCGCGAGAAGCAAAGAGAAATACGCTCACTCGAGAGCCAACTAGCGAGGACTGATCCAAATGAACTGGTTGAACCGATTGATACGAAGACTAAAGCACAAGGCGAAACTTGACTGGAATCACGTACCGCCGCCGAACTGGGCGTGCTCGCGCCGTCGCACGGGAGGGTTTTACTGGTGAACATGGAGTACTCACAAGACCGGCTGCGAGCGCAGATTCGGAAGCTGGAAGACAAGATGGATCGGATGAGCGAGGAGTTTGAACTACGCCAGCGCGAGGCGCTGATGGGTGAGATTGTGGTGTGCGTGGTGATGTTTTTTATTGGGATGCTGTGCGGGTGGGTGATTGCATCGTGAAGGTTCTGATTGCATGTGAGTATTCTGGTGCGGTTCGCCGTGCGTTTCGCGAACGGGGGCATGACGCATGGTCGTGCGACTTGTTGCCGGCGGACGATGGCAGCGAGCACCACTACCAAGACGATGTGCGTAATGTTCTCGGGCGAGGCAAGCCGTGGGCTGAACTGCCGTGGGACTTAATGATTGCGCACCCGCCTTGTACTCATCTTGCAGTGAGCGGAGCGCGTTGGTTTAAGGAGAAGCGATTTGAGCAGGGGGAGGCGCTAGAGTTTGTAAGATTCCTTTTGGATGCGCCGATACCGCGCATTGCGCTTGAGAATCCGGTGAGCATTATCAGCAGCCGCATCAGAAAGCCCGACCAGATCATTCAGCCGTGGCAGTTTGGGCATGGGGAGACCAAGGCAACGTGTCTTTGGTTGAAGAATCTTCCGCTGTTGAAGCCGACGAACATTGTCGAAGGGAGGGAAGCTCGCATTCACAAGATGCCGCCCTCTGCTGACCGATGGAAGAAGCGCAGCGAGACGTACGCTGGGATTGCATCTGCGATGGCGGAGCAGTGGGCATGAAGTACTACTGCTCTCACTGCGAGTCGGTGATGGAGCGGGACTCAAAAAAGGTTTGGATGAATTCATTTTGTAGTGACACTGGCAAGACGGTAAGAATCTATAGGAGAACTAGACATGCAAATCGACAGAGAAAGCCCGCCGGGGGCGTGGCAGCGGGAGTGGGACGCAAGGAGTCACACTGAAACGGAGTACCGCCAGGAGATACGGGAGATGCGCGAGCGGATATGGTACTACCTCAAGCAAATTGCGGAGCTGGAGCAGGAAGTGAAGGAGTTACGCGCCAAAGATGCAAGATGGGTGCAGGAACCATGATTAGCGAAGACATGAAAGTATGGAACGATTATTGGCTTTCAACTCACGGTGCGCTTGAAGATTTTTGCAAGTTAGTTTCGGCTCGTGCTGCCGCAGCCGAGCGGGAGGCGTGTGCGAAGTTGTGTGAGGATATTCCGGTGCCGCAAGACCCAACAGAATTGACGCATATTCCAACACTTGAGCGATGCGCCGCCGCCATCCGTGCTAGAGGAGAAAGCAAATGACATCTGTGCACCAAAAGAAAGAACTTGGCCGGTGGCTACTGCCGGGCGCGGAGGGTGTCCAGCAGTTTGGAGTAACCCGAAAACCCCACGCATTCCACCGCGCCATGATGCGGATATGTTTTGGCTGGCAGTGGATGGACAAGGAACTGACTTGTGACTACTGCAACCTTTACCCAAGGCTGCGTAGGAAAACACACTGCGCAGAGTGCGCCCGTTCGCTTGAAGGCGGCGAGTTATATAACGTGATCAAACTTGCCGAGAAAGCCGGGATCGTATTCGGAACGAGCAGCACGCATATCACAGTGCAGAAATTGGAAAAGTTTTTCGCTCTTGTACAAGGAGTCAACAAGCCATGACCGGCCATAAACGACCCCGTAACCGGACAAAGGTGATGCAACCGGCCACAAATGACCGCTTGCCTAGCCGTGAAGTGATCGAACTTGCCCGCAAGGCAGGGCTTCTGGACAAAGTAGACCTGTCCGAAGACTACCTCATCCCCGCCTGGGCCGCGCTAGAGGAGATCGACAAGTTCGCCACGCTCGTTGCCGCAGCCGAACGAAAAGCGTGTGCGAAGATTGCAGACGATGAAGCGAATGACGCGATGACGGCGGGGGAACACAACTCAAAGTCTAACGCAGCATGGAACATAAGTCTGACGGCAAAGAGAGTTGCCGACGCTATCCGTGCGAGGGGGAGCAGTAATGCCGGCTAAAGAATCCCCGCCGCCCACGCTACGCGGCATCATGTTTGTTTTGTTTTTGATGTTCCTACTTACCATTCTTCCCATAGCACTGGTGATCTGGCTAATTACCGTTCTTCCTTGGCAATTCTCCGCTGGCGTAGCAGCCGGTATGTTCATTATGTTTTTCACACGAAGGAGGAAGCATGATTGATCCAATGTCGAGGGGCGGCGTTCGTCGGTATCTGGATACCGTCAAGCCGGAGGAGTACTTGCCGAACACGGGCGAGGTGAACCTACGGGAGATGACGCTGACCGGGCTGTGCGATCTATACGGCAGCGACAAGGGCACGATCAAGCACCGATACACTGATGTGTACGAGCGCCTCATCGACTGGCTGATTTGCGCAGAGGATCTTCCTCGAGCGGACTGCGACTTTATGATTGCTGAAGCGGGGATTGCATGCGGCGCGAGCCTGCGGGCATTCGCGAATTACCTTCCAGGCTCTACGATCTACGGCTACGACATCCGCCCGGAGTGCGCGGGGTTATGCGAGAACTTGCATAACGTGAACATTGTGATTGACGACCCAGCGAAGATGGAAGCGCCGGACTTTTGCTTTGACATTTTCATTGACGACGCTTCGCACATTTCGGAGCAGATCGTTGCGATGTTTGAGAACTGCTGGGATTGGGTGAGACCCGGCGGGTACTACGTAATTGAGGATCTGCGGTGTACCTATAATAAGGCGTACACTGAGCAGTTCCGCAGCCACTTTGATCCGAACGCGGTGAACGACCGGCGCAGTATCTTGGATTTGATGGATACTTTGATGCGCGTAGTTGATGCACGAGGTCCGGTCAAAGAGTTGAGTTACTACCCCCAGATGCTAGTCATAAGGAAGGATACGAAATGAGCGAGTTTGATTACATGGAGAAGCCTCAAGTGGTGGAAAACCCGGAGGAGGTTTGGTGCAAGATCGGGCCAACCGGGGAGCTGGATGTTTTCAACTGGGAGTTTGTTGAAAAGATGGCTGCTGCATACGATCTGTCTGGTGCATTAGCACCGAAGACAAACCCGCAGATCATCTGCAAGCTGGCTGTTCTGATTCGCAAGCAGACCCTGCAACTGGCAGCGGAGTCAATGCTCAAGTACAAGGATCAGTCGGCGACTTCATCTGTGATTATCATTAAAGAAATGCTGGAGGAAGAGGCGTGAATCGTTTTGTATTCTTTCACGTTGGCGCTGACATCACATTCCCGACGAAGATGGTGAAGTCACTGAAGGAAGTGATGCCGGATTCGCAGGTCACGATGTGCACCGATGATGCGACTCCGCAGGTACCTGGCGTAGACGATTACAAGTACTCGCAGGGTAACTACGAGCAGATCATGTACTGGCGAACGAAGGCATTTGCAGAGGCAAGGATCACGCAGCCGGCCGCGTACATTGACACGGACATGCTGTTCGTACTTCCGTTCTCACCGGCTGCGGTATTGGGCGAGCGCGAAGTTATGTTTTGTCGTCGCTCGTTTGATCGCGATGCGGGGTTCAACGGGGAGCAGCGGGACGGTGCATTCAAAAAGTACCACGGCATTCCGCTTGGTACGCTGTACCCGTACCTTGGGTGTATGACGATGACCAGTAACTATCATGCGTGGAAGTGCATGGCGATTCTGATGGGGTTCATGGACGAGCCGCTACGCAAGTGGTATGGCGATCAAGAGGCGCTGAAGGTGTACTCGCACATGCTACTGCCGGAGCTGGTTGGCGAGATCGAGGAGAGCGAGTACGCCTGCCTGCCCGACAGGCGATTACCCAATCAAGTACCGAAGGTGCTGCACTACAAGGGGCCGGCGCGTAAAGAGGCTTTCTTAAATGCTTAAAATATTTGTTGGATACGACAGTCGCGAAGATGCTGCGTATCAAGTATGTGAAAAGTCTTTGCAGACGACGGCTTCGATTCCTTTAGAAATCGTTCCGATAAAGCAGTACGAGCTGCGCAAGCAGGGTGTCTATTGGCGTGGATTCGATGCGAAGGCGTCTACTGAGTTCAGCATTACGCGGTTTCTTACTCCATACCTCGCGGGGTATACCGGCTGGGCCTTGTTTTGCGACTGCGATTTTCTGTTCCGGCGGGACATTGCGGGACTGCTTGACTACGCCGACCGGACAAAAGCGTGCTTCGTTGTACCGCACGATTACCGGCCGACCGAAACGGTCAAAATGGATCATCGACCGCAGCATCTTTACCCTCGCAAGAACTGGAGTTCATTCATGTTCATCAACTGTGAGCATGAACAAGTTAAGCAACTAACGCCAGAGATTGTGAATGTTGCGACACCGAGTTATCTTCACAGGTTTGAATGGCTCACTGATGATGTCATGGGTTACCTTCCGGTGACGTACAACTATCTTGAGGGTTGGTACAAACCGTCTGACGAACCGGATCCCATAGCGGTTCACTTCACGAGGGGCGGTCCTTGGTTTAAGGACTGGTGCGACGTTGAATACGGCCGCGAATGGATGGCCGTGGCATCGATGACATGACAAAGCATCAAAAGACTATCAAGCAGATTGAAGCCAAGTTCCAGGCGGGCAAGCTGGATGAGGCTATGGATCTGTGCAACCTTGCGATCTCTCTCGCTCCGAAAGATCCGATTGCATACCGTGCGAAGGCGCGTCTTTTCCAGATAAAGGGTAACTACCCGGAGGCGGAGAAGTACTACTGCGCAGCCATGAAGAGGATGAATCCCGAGGTTGATGACCTTGTGAATCTTGGGATCAGCCTGTCTTCTCAGCAAAAGTACGACGAAGCGATTGTTCAGTTTGATCGTGTGCTCGAGATGAACCCGAAGTATTTGCACGCAGTGATTCAGCGTGGCGCTTCGCACTGGGAGATGCACCGGTACGACAAGGCGATGGAGGACTTTCGTTTAGCAAATGAAATTGCACCGGACGATGCCAATGCAAACTGGATCTTGGGTCTGCTGTCGCTACAGATGAACGACTTCAAGACGGGCTGGCCGTTGTATGAAAAACGCTGGCAGAGCGAGAGGTTCAAGAGTCGTAAGCTGGTCACTCAGAAACCGCAGTGGACTACGAGCAGCAATGCGAATTCTGCGCTGGTCTGGGGTGAGCAGGGCATTGGGGATCAGATCATTTACGGATCGTTGCTCCCGGCCATTCGCAAGAAGGCGGGTTACGTGACGGCGATGGTAGATCCCAGGCTGGTGCCGATCTTCAAGCGGTCGATGCCGGACATCAACTTCATGTCGAACTTGGATCAAGTCCAGGCTGCGTTACATGAAACGCAGATTCCGTTCGCCAGCATTGGCGGAACATTTATTCAAGAGCTGGACGACATTGAGGTTCACGCAGCCCGGCGGTATCTGACGGCTGACCCTGAACTGGTTGAGAAGTACCGCCAGGAGCTTGGGCTTGACCCGAACAAGTTGACGGTGGGGATGTCGTGGATCAGCAGTGCCATCAAGATTGGGCCGCACAAGAGCGTCAATCTTGAGCAGCTGATGCCTATTTTGAAGGGCGACTACAACATCTTAAACCTGCAATACGGCAGCGATAAGCGGGCCATTGACGAGTTCAACCGCAAGCATGGCACGAACATCGTGACAAGCTCTGTGAACCTCTGGAGCGATTTTGAGGGGCTTGCTGCGATCTGTATGCAATGTGATGTGGTGGTATCGATCAGCAGTTCCACCGTTCATCTGGCCGGTGCTCTGGGTGTACCGGTTCTTTTGATGGATGCAAACAAGTTGTGGTACTGGGGCAACACCCGCAATGGTCGCAGCCTGTGGTACCCGAGCGTTCAGGTTTTCCCCAGAGCGAGTATGGTTTCGCCGTGGGATAATGTGATTGAAAGCGTTAAGAGTGCATTAGAAACTGGGAGTTTTAAAAATGGAGGTTAATGAGGATGCCATCAAACAGTACCTCGCCGCTATCGGCAAGCGAGGTGGAAGCTCTGCTAGCGGAGATAAAAAGCGCAGACCGCGAGAGCACTACCAGCGAATGGCAAAGCTCAGTCACGCCAAGCGAAAGAAGCGATCCCGTAAATCCAAGTCACTACAAGAAGGGTGACATCGAATGCATCGATGCCATCAAAGCGATGCTGACACCCGATGAGTGGAGGGGGTTTCTGAAGGGGACGGCAGTGGCGTATCTCTGGCGGCTCGGGCACAAGGATGCCATTGAGCAGGACGCCGGCAAGACTTTGTGGTACGTCTCTTGGCTTGCGAACAAAGACCCGAGGGGATAAGATCCCCCCGTGCTATCTCGTGTTATCTCCTGTTTGTGAGACTTGCCCCGGCCCAGCGCCGGGGCTTTTTTATCTGACCCTTGCGCGATAGACCCTGCGGTCTCGCCCAATCGATCCTTTGATTACTTCTTCCAGCAAGTCACCGGACTCGACGAGGGTTTGAAGTATTTCGTTTCGATCACGGGCCTTCATGCCTTGGCAAACCTTGGCGATCTGGGTGGTGCTCATGCCATCGTCGCCCGAGTTGCGGATAATGTTTAGGATCTTCTTGTGCGAGGCTTCGATCTCGTTCTCTGAGATCTCCTTGACGATAAGGTCAGAGGTGTAGTTGAACGACCAACGAGTTAGGTCGTTCGCCATCTTGAGGATATCGAACGTCAAGATAGGACTTACTGGATCGCGAGCGATTGCTTCGATCATCCCGATCTTCACGGTGATCTCGGTGTACCGAACCCACAGGGCATCGTCCTTGCGTGCCTGGTTGATTTGCCATTCGCGCATCTTGCTGTACTCCGCAAAGGCTGCGTCTTCCCACTCGACTACGATGGGTACGACTGCGGAGTTTGGAATCCCTTGGATATTGGTCATGTTGCCGATGCCCGAGGGGATGATCTGCGCCGAGTGTTGGATATCTTCGATGATGTCCTGCGGGACTTCTGTGTTGTCGGGGATCTGCGCATCCGGGTAGTCATCGAACGGCGGTACGAGAAGTATTCGGCTGAGCGTTCCGTTATCCACCATGTCGTGGTTCAGCGCGGGTATCAGCGTTCTTGGAGTTGTGGTTCCAAAGAAGTTGAAGTTTGGTTGATTGATGTCGAGGCGCTGGCGATCCTTGGAGTCTGCGTACTCCTGCCCGTGGTACACGCCGCTGCTGGAGGAGTAGACCTCGAGCAGGGTCTTGATGATATCGCGCTGATGGGATGCGGCATTGCGTGCCGTCAGACTTTGAAGGTACAGCCCCATCTCATCGAGGTGTGAGATGCGAGAGGGGTAGTCGTGAAGCGTTCTTAGAATCGCCACACCCGAGCTGAACCTGTCGCCGCAGATCAGCTGCCCGAGACCGGTCAGTGCCATCAGTTCCTTGATGCGCTGACGCGAGTGATCCTTTCCTGCGCCGGGCTTTGCGACGGCGATCACGAAAAGATTGCAGCGGGTATTCAGCCTGGCCATTGCGTACCGCCGCCCGAAGATTGCGCCGAACATGCACAGCGTGTTCATCAGCGCGAACGTCGGCTGCGGTTGTTGGGCGGTGGAGTTGATCCAGCGGGTAACGCGCCCGACCAGCGACGGGCTTTGGAACCACTCCTGCGGGAAGTTCTCTCGAGTGCTTCGGGTAACTTTTTTTACCATCTTATCTAGCCCGGTGAGATCGACCTTTGGCGTCTTCATCGGGTTGAGATCAATGTGCGGGGGCGGTACCCAGCCGCTTTGCTGGGCCAAAAAATAGAGCGTGCCGGCACCGATCTTTGTGGGCGGCGACTTGCTGTAGTGATCCCACCGCTGGCGGGTTTCGATTTGGTTGTACTTGCCAGAGGACTGCGACCACTGATCGAAGATGGTGAATCCCTTTGCTTCGGTGGCGCAGTAGATGGCCATGCCGATTCTGTTCCAGTCATCCCAAGAAAGGTCTGGGTTTTGAACGTAGCGAAGAGCGTCCTCGACCGCAGCAAAGGTGCCGACGAGTCCGTCTTGCGAAGCCTTGACATCCTTGTCTGGGATGACAGTGCGCAGTACCTTCTTGCGAAGGTTGGGCGGCAGTATTTTGTACGCTTCCTCGCAAGCATGCAGGACTTGCTCTCTGGTTACGAGGGGCAGCGAACTGACGGGCGTCTCATGCGGGGGGCTGACCGGCCAGCGATACGGTTCACAAGTCTCGGGGTGTATTGCATAAGCAACGAACTGCTGGCCAGCACCCAGCACTTCGATGGGGTGCATGGAGATCTTGCTGAACGGTTCGTTGGTTCTGTACAGGTACAATGCCTTGGGCGCTTTACCGATACGGATCATGTCCGTCTGCCCAAGAATATTTGAGAACACCTGCCCCACTTGTACGGCAACATCCTGCTCGAGGATATCGATGTCGATAGCGACGACCTCGCCGGCTAGGATTCCGATACCGCAGCCCGGCCATGTAGCCCAGATGTCGATGTGCGCAAGTTGCGCATCGATATCGTTCCAGCGCGACAGTTCCCCCCACTTGCCACCGTCCCACCGACCTGGACGCTTTGTGCCCGGCATAATTGGGATTACGCGATAGCCGGCATCTTTCAGCTTCGCGCCAAATTTGTGCATGAAGTTGTCAGACATTTTGAACTTGAACCTCCACCCTATCTTCCCCGTACTTTTTCGAGGCAATGATTTCTGCAACGGCTGCATCGTCATGGAAGACGATGCCGTTCAATCCATCCAGTATTGCCTTGATGATGTTGTCGAGATCAGGGCGTGATGTGTGATATCCCGTTTTCGTTTTGTGCGAAAAGTACGCCGTGATCGTGACCCTTACCGGCCCTTCTAACATGGACTTGCCGAACATGGCAACTTGCCCAAGAGTCTTGACTTCTTGCTCGTACATCTTGGTCTTGAACGGAGTGTACGTCACGGTCTTCCCCGACCGGCTGCGACCGAATCTTGGGCGGGCTTTCCCTACGGGCTTTCCGTAAATAACTAGGTCGATCATTTGACACCCAAAAACTTGTGTATACGCTCGCGGGTCCGGGCGCTGGGAACCTCCTCACCCTTGGCATACTTGGCCAATGTGTTGCGACTCATTCGCATCTTCTTCGCTCCGTCACGGATGGTGAGTCCGTTCTTGAGCAGTGCAAGCATCAGCTTTTTGTGATAGGGATCTGACGCGCTTGCCTCAGTGCTTGCGACTTCGCCCTTTGTTTTCTGGCTGATGATGCGCACAGCCTTGGGCGATGGGGATCTTGACCCGCTGATCCACTTTGTAACAGTTGACCTGTCAACCCCGCACATAGCAGCGAACTGCTGATGCGTCAAGTCATTATCGCGTATGTACCTCAAGAACTCATTCATCGGGTAGCTCCATGCTGTATTGAGGGTGACATCATGCCACCACTTGCATTCCGTCACAAGGGGGTGTACGCTCTCTCTGTCGGCATTAACGACAAACCAAGGAAACCTGAAATGAAAACTGAAATTGAAATTGCAGAAGAGTTGTTTACAGCAAAGATCGAAGAGAAGAAGGCTACCGAAAAGCGAGTAGCCCTCGAGGAAGAGTTGATCGCTCTTCTCGGTTCAAGAGAGGAAGGTTCCCAGACCCATCAGGTCGGGGCTTTCAAGATCACCATCACTGGCAAGCTCAACCGCAAGATTGATTGGGACATCTTCGATGCAAAGATTGCAACGAAGATCCCAGAGAGTCTGCATCCTGTGAAGATGAAGCGCGAGCTTGACGATGCTGGGGTCAAGTACCTTTCCAACAACGAGCCGCAGTTCTACAAGATCCTTTCGGCTGCATTAACTGTCAAGCCAGCCAAGACCGCAGTAACCATTGTTCAAGGAGTTTAATGAGATGGCGATATCACTAAGTAGTTTGAGAAAGACAGGCGTTGCTCGTCCGCCGCGCATCGTGTTGTACGGTGTGCACGGAATCGGCAAGAGCACGTTTGCAGCACAGGCTCCGAAGCCGGTGTTCATCCAGACCGAAGAGGGCTTGGATGCCATCAACGCCGATGCCTTCCCTCGGTGCCAGAAGTTTGAAGACATCATGGATTGCATCAGCGCCCTGGCATCGGAGTCGCATGAGTTTGGCACCGTGGTGCTTGACTCTGCGGACTGGGCCGAGCAGCTGATTCACAAGAGAGTTGCGGAAGACAACAACGTCAAGACCATCGATGCCATCGGGTACGGTCGCGGCTACAAGGCTGCGTCGGATTACTGGCGTCAGATTCTTGATGCGTTTGATTACCTGCGCAACGAGCAGGGGATGCAGGTGATTGTGCTGGCGCATACGCAAGTGAAGCGGTTTGATGATCCTCTCGCTGACCCGTATGACCGGTATCAGTTGGACCTGCATCACGGCAGCTCAAGCTTGATTGCTGAGTGGTGCGACATTCTGATGTTTGCCAATCAGCAGTACTCGACTGTCAAGAGTGATGTGGGTTTCAACCAGAAGATCACTCGCGCTGTGGGTAATGGTAACCGGGTGCTGTACACCCAAGAGCGTCCGGGTTGGCAGGCGAAGTCTCGCTGGCCGCTGCCCGACATGCTCTCGCTCGAATACAACAAGTTTGCCGATGCGCTGAGCACGGCTATGAACAACGTAACTGGAGGTTAATTAAAATGGCAAAGTTAAGTTTCAACGTCGCAGACGCTGGCGATCTCACACAGAACACCCGAGAGATTCTCCCGGCTGGGGATTACACGATGCAGATCGTGCAGTCGGATCTTCGCGACACGAAGGCGGGCGACGGTCAGTACATCTGGCTGGAGCTGGAGGTGATGGGTCCGAAGTACGCGGGCAGTCGTTTCTGGGAGCGTCTCAATCTTTTCAACAAGAGCGAGGCGACTGTCAAGATTGCTAAGAAGACTTTGGGCAACATCTGCAACGCGGTTGGCGTGTCTGTTTTTGAGGACACCGAGCAGTTGCATTTCAAGCCTATGAAGGTCAATATTACCCACAAGGAAAACAAGATGGGTGGTCTTGACGCACGAGCTGCGTACTACCCATTGAACGGGGCGACCCCCGCAGCCGCTGCTCCTCAGGCTGCTCCTGTTGCCACTGCCTCGGCCGCTGCGCCGAAGCCGTGGGAACGTCACAAGAAGTAACACAAAGAGGCGCGGCATCCGGATAGCAACTCCCCCGTTGCTAAATTGCCACCCACCTGCCGGATGTCGCGCCTCCCCTTGGAGGAGAAATGGTCAAGATTCCAGACACTGAAGATCTCACGTTGCGCGCTGTAGACGCTGCGATGGAATCTTTGCAAGAAAATAGTCCACGCGGATACCTTGGTGCATCTGCTGTGGGAGACCCTTGTGAGCGGAAGTTATGGTTTAACTTTCGCTGGGTCAGGCGAGGCTTTATCGAAGCCGGTGGGCTGCGACGAATCAATGATGGACATCGGGGCGAACAGGTAGTTGCAGACATGCTTCGCCTTGTGCCTGGCGTTAATCTTTCCACGGAAAAGGAACCCGGTGTTCAGCATTCTTTTGAGGCAATCGGCGGGCACTTTCGCGGCAACTGCGACGGGCTTATAGATGGTCTCTTGCAAGACCCGGACGAACTCTACGTCTGGGAGTGCAAGGTCATCAACGAGAACAAGTTTAAGAAGTTGCAGAAGTTGCGCTTCACGGATGAATCCACCGCGCTGAAGAACTGGGACTACGTGTACTACGCGCAGGCTCAGATCTACATGCATTTCTTTGGGACGAAGAAGCACTACCTTACCGCAGCCTCACCCGGCGTTCGCGATCTGATGAGTGTGTGTACGTTGTACGTACAAGAAGAGGCGGAGATGTTTGTCGAGAAGGCGAAGCGCGTCATCTTCGCTCCGAAGCCTCCGGGCAAACTGTCGAACGACCCGGCATGGCACGAGTGCAAGTACTGCACCTTTAGTCAGATGTGCCACGGCGACGATATGCCGAGACAGAAATCGTGCAGGACCTGCTTGCACAGTACACCGCTTCCGACTGGCGGGTGGAAATGTGAGTGGCATAACAAGAGCTTGGATCTTGAAGTGCAGAAACGAGGCTGCGAACACCACTTGTTTGTTCCCGATCTGATACCGGGAGAGCAGATAAACTCTGGCCCTAACTGGGTTGAGTATCTGATGAGGGACGGATCGGTATGGACAGACACCGCAGCATAGATCCAGATGAAGTATCAGACGACGACGTTGAGTCAACGATGCTACTCACCGGAGAAGATTTGCTCATCATTTTGAAAGCACTAGATTTGTATGCATATAGCCTGATCATGTCGTTCTCTGACAGAGAGCTTGAACATGTGAAACATGTCGCAAAAGAAATTATTAAATCATTACCGAAACAGGAACTTGACTCGTGATTAAACTGCGCTACTACCAAGAGGAATCCATCGAAGCCACCATGCGCTACATGCAGGAGAATGATGGCAACCCCGTCATCGTCCTGCCGACTGGCACAGGGAAGAGCCTGGTGATTGCGGAGTTCTGCCGGTTGGTTCTCGGCCAGTGGGCGGATACGAAGATTCTGGTAGTGACGCACGTTCGCGAGTTGATCAGGCAGAACTACGATGAACTGAAGAGTCTCTGGCCCGAAGCCCCGGCCGGCATCAACTCCGCCGGGTTGAACAAGCGCGAGTACGAACCTTCGATTGTGTTTTGTGGGATTCAGTCGGTGCATTCAAAGGCATCGAAGTTCGTCAAGGTCGATATCGTTTTGATTGACGAAGCGCATCTAATTCCGCGCAAAACCAACACGATGTATCAGAAGTTTCTGAACAATCTGAAGGTGATGAACCCGGACATGCGGGTGATTGGGTTAACTGCTACACCATATCGGCTGGACTCGGGGCTCCTGTACGACGGCAAGGATGCGCTGTTTGATTCGGTCTCGTACGAGGCTCCGCTTTCCGACATGGTGCGCGAGGGGTTCCTTACCAAGTTGGTATCTAAGCAACCCAAGACGCAGCTGGGGGTGAGCGGGGTTGGAATGCGAGGCGGCGAGTATATCCAAGGGGAACTCGAGAAAGCCGTTGACAAGGACGACATCAACGCTGCCGTGGTGGAGGAGATTCTGGAGTACGGGAAGGACCGGCGCTCGTGGCTGATCTTCTGCTCTGGCGTGAGTCACGCCACCCACATTGCTTCGCTGCTGGGAAAGCACAGCATCGACTGTGCAACCATTTTTGGGGACACCCCAAGGGTAGAGCGGGACGAGATCATCCGCGACTTTAAGGCCGGCAGGCTGCGGGCTATTGCATCTATGGGAGTTCTGACGACCGGGTTCAACGCCCCGAATGTGGACCTCCTTGCGGTGCTGAGACCTACCTGCTCAACCGGCTTGTACATACAGATCATGGGACGGGGGATGCGTAACTCGCCCGGCAAGACGGACTGCCTGGTGCTGGACTTTGCGGGCAACGTCGCCCGACACGGGCCGGTGGATAAGGTCAATCCCAAGAAGCCCCGGCGTAGCGAAGAGGGCGGCGAGGCTCCGACCAAGACATGCCCAGAATGCCATAGCATCGTTTTTGCGGGCTCCATGGAATGTCCCGACTGTGGATATGTCTGGCCCCCTAGAGAGCCTGAGATCGCCTCTACGGCGACGACGCTGCCGATTATGAGCGTGGACGCTCCGGCCGAGTGGAAGAAGGTCAATGCGGTCTTCTATCGCCGGCACAATAAGCCGGGCAAGCCGGACTCAATGCGCGTGGAATATCGATCCGGAATGGAAGTGTTTCGGGAGTGGGTCTGCTTCGACCACAAGGGTTACCCTCGAGACAAGGCAGTGAAGTGGTGGCGCAAGCGCATGAAGGGTCCCGGCATCCTGCCGACCTCGACCGCAGACGCCCTTGGTAATGCAGATGCATTACTCAAACCCACCGAGATCAAGGTTCAGAAGAATGGCAAGTACACAGAGATTACGGAGTTTCGGTTTATGCCCGATGTGTCATCGGGAGGCGAGAGGGTTCATGTACTCCCCGCCACCGGGGGAAACCCGACGAACAGCCAGGTTTTGTTCACTAAAGTGCGTGGATGATTACATGATCGACAAGTCGCCAAACGAACAAGCCGCTATCAACGACGCAGCCGCTGCCGGTGGGTACTTCATTGAGGCTATCGGGGTGTACAACTTCCTTGATTTTACGCCTACTCAATACGATGAGTTAATTGAAGCCATCATCACAGCGTATGTGGATTCGCTTCAGGCGCAGAAGGCTGAGTCAGAGGGAGTTCGGTTTCCCTAACGAAGCCTTCTCCCTTGCACCGCTCTTCGTTGAACTTGACTTCGATAAACCCGGAGTACTTACCGTTCGAGCACCAGCCCTCGTCCTCGTAGGTCTTGATGAAGTGCCTGCACTGTTGGCAGCGAGTCATATCTCTTCCCCTCTAAACCATGCCTTGCCGTGCTCGACCACGCACAGCTCGGGCTGAAGCATCTTGCCGCCCTTGAAGGTAATGACCGCAAAGCCCGACGCCCAGTTGACCGGGCCGGCTTCGGCATAGTTGAACTGAGGCCCGTAAGGCTCAGCAAGGGTACCGGTGTCTACACCATACCGCCGGCCGCGATAGTCCGCCCAGGGCGTTACCTGAAGCTTGTGAAGGTGCCCGTGCGCGTAAGAGACGCCAGCCTTTAGGGTGCTGTTATAGGAGGCGTGTATCCCACCGGATACAGGTCGATGCCGGATCGCAAGCCAACCATCTTGCTCCCTGTTCAAATGCAAGCACCAGCCCGCTCTCCACCGAGGCAGATAGTCAAGCAGGGTAGTTCCGGTCATTTCTTCAAACTCGCCAATCCGGCCAGACAGGTAGTTTTCAAAGCGAGCATCGTGATTGCCAATCGTCCTGATGAGCTTCGCATTACCCGCAGCACGCTCAATCTCCGCGCACCGATCCTGTACAGCGTGGATCTCTTCCTTTAGCTCAGGCTGCTTTTCCCACATGATCCGGGCATGCCGGCTGATGCGGGCACCGTCCAAGATGTCGCCATTCAGCACGATCATTTTTGGACTAAGTTTCTTGGCTAATCTACAGAACGCTTCATGCGCTGGGCTCACGATGCCGGGCCAGTAGTGCGCATCTGAAGCAATCATTACTACGCCTTCGTCCAGCGTATCGAGCATCTCTGATTCGTACCGCCGGGCTCGGTCCTCAGCAATCTTGGATACCCTGTGCCCCTTCAGGGTTTTATCACTTTGAGAGTTGTTCTTGTTAACTGTGGGCAGCGCAATCCCGTACTTGGCTTCAAGATTGCGGCGACGGGACATCATTGGCCTTTGCGACACCCCCAGTTCTTTTGCTATTTCATTAGGCTTTTTAAGTCTGATCCAAGTTGATATGAACTCTTCGTCAGATATTCTCTTTGGCACGATCCACCTTTATTCCAAGTTCTTTACGGCGCTTGTCGGTGGCCTTGTCATCTCGGGTGGCTCTCCACTCCAAGTGCCCATCGACCATCCGGAACTCTTCCTTGTGAACCAAAGCGCAGTCGCAACACTCCGTGTGCGTATACCCACGGACGCGATACCACTTGCCGTCCTCGATCTGGACAGGCGTGTACTTGTCCTTCTTTTTCATGGGCTTGACTCTACCTGCTTGCGTATCTTCTTAGCAAGACTTCTTCTGCGGGGGTATAAACCACGCCGCCTTTGGCTTTCTTAATTCGCTGTGCCTCCTGCTCGTGAAGGCGCTGGGCGTAAGCAGTAGAGGCTTCGGGACTAGAAAAAATTCCTAAGTGTCTTCCTGTTTTTAAGTAAGCATCAATGGCTTCTTTTTCAGAAACAACCCTGCCATTTACGACAGTGGGAATAAGAACTTCTTTACCATTAATGTTAACGCCCATAGATCGGACGGTGCTGTAAGTACCATCTGGATTGCGTACAGCGGGGAGCTTGGATACATCAATGTTCCCAGGAGTAACTAGCCCGCCCTCTGCCTTCTTCTCTGGGAACTTGACGCCTGCCTCTTCCAGAATGCGAAGTTCATCCTTGCTTAGCGCCTTCTTAATAACATCCTTCAAAAACGCATCCGGGGTTTCTTTCATCGCCTGTTGACGGGCGGCGGAATTAACCTCAGACAAAAGTTGTTTGAAAATATATCGCTTTTGAGAATTGGTTTTGTTTGCATACTCAGGAGAAGACACAAACTTTGAGACAACATCATTAATTAATGAAGCAGACTTTGATGCAACAAGCCTGTCTGCATCAACATCCCCCGTGCGCTTGAATATCTCAAACTCCTTAATCTGAAGCCGATCCATTTCTTTCTCGGCTTCGTTCTTGGGAGAGATTTGCGTGACGCCCGTAACCTGACGAAGCCCAGGCGACTCGCGCACCCGAGGCTGCGGGTTGGTGTATGAGAAAGACTCTGGCAGTTCACGGCCAGCGACAGGAAGTTTGGAAGTTATTGGGCCAGTCAGAGGCTCTTCCGTAACGCGGCGAACCTTGGCTTCCTCTGGCATGAACTCCGCCATGACATCGCGAACTTGCTGAAACGGAATGAAGAATGTGCCGGCGTATTCGCCGCCTAACTTCACAAGGAAGTCTTCTGCTTTCTTGGCTCCAAACTCTGGGTCTTTTCTGAATTCGCCAAGCACCCCGTCAACCAGTTGGAGCCCAGTTTTATCAGAGCCGATGCCGGCGAGGGCTTCGGTAACATCAGTTCCTTTCAGGTCGTACAACGTACCATCCAGATTGCGCTTTATAACATCGCCAACAAACAGATACGCAGAGAACGGCGCATACGGGCGCATGTCGATGGTCTTGCCATCTTCACCCTTCAGTTCGTACCACTTCTCGCCAGCGTATTCTGAGTCACGCAGCGCGTATGCCCCGTAAAGAAGGCCTGACCCAGCAAGTGCTTTAGATAGTAATCTGGTATCGCCTGACTTGAGCGCAGCCCGTTCGTTCTTGCTGAGCAAATGCAACGGGCCAGCAGGGCTGTACTCCGTCATAAAGCGCATTGAGTTAATCAAGAAGCGCGGGAACGGGATTGCAACTGTAGCAAGCGGAATGTTATCGATAGCGGTAACAACGGCTTGCTCAGCCTTTGTCTTCGGCTTGTTTGAGAATGTGAAGTCCATAGCGTCTTCAACGCCGCGCTGAACGATATCCTCCGGAATATCGCCCATGCGGTTGGACTTCATTACTTCGTGGAAGTCGAGCCCGCGTGCTTTCATGCCGCGCTCAACAGAGTCCGCAAAGACGGCGCTACGCATCACGCTGTCTTGGAATCGGTTAAATACGTTAAGTGCATAAACCGCTTTCTCAGCGCCACCTAGAATGTCCGGAGCTTTTCCGCCAAGCGTTACGCCAGCGTTGTACTGACGGAACATCTCATCGTATTCTTTTGGGCGAACCTCAAGGATACGTTTGGTTAAGTCCATGGCTTGCTTTGGATTGAGCAAGTTCATTACTTGACCAAACGCATCGCCCGCCGTCGTCAACGGCATCTCTGGGTTGACCTTGCCAGTAGCCTTTTGAATACCGTAGTCAATCAACTTTGTACCGGTATCAAGAATGGATCTGCCAACTCCGACCGTAGCATTACGTACCGCCGTTGAAAGTTGCGACACCATAAGTCCACGACGAATATCTTCTATTCGTTTAAAAATTCCTCGATCATCAATGATTCCGCCCGCAGCCTGAGTGTTAATGCCTTCAACGGCGTCCTCTGCTTCGCGAGTAAACTTCCTAAAGTCACTTAGAATTTGCAGCGTTCTACCAGCCTGCGAAACTTCTTGAACGTAAGACTTTGCAAACTCATCTGGGGTCAGCTCATTACGTTTGAGAATGTCAACGTACACATCTGGACGTAAGCGCCCAGACTGAAGCAAGTTAGCAACCTGCAAGAACGGCGGGATGCTGGGGTCAATCTTGACCTCTCCAGTCTCCAGCAACTCTTTTGCAGCATTGGTAATTTTTTGCTGCGCAGCAATCGTAGGCGCTACGCGCTCGCCAGTCTTCATGCCGGGGACGACGTTCTCCGGAAGATCACGCGCTGCGATACGCGCAGCCTCAAGTTCTGGGTCTGGAGAAAGATTAATCTCAGACTTCACTACTTGCGTGTTAACTTCATCCGGCGTCTTAACAATCGGCAGTTTCGACGCCTTTGGCTTCTTGCCCTTCTTGCCCTTGACTTCCGGCACCACAGGAGGCGGCGGCTCTGGCGCAACAACTGGCGGAGGCTCTGGAGTTACGGCAGGCGGAGCTTCAGGGACAGCCTTCGCTGCCGCACGGCGGCGCATCAAGCCTCTAGCCGCTACAGCACCAGGGAGCAGGACTTCAGGCCCGAGCACATCCTCGGCAACGGTACTGGCAACCTTGGAGCCGGTCACTTTCTCAACGCCCTTGCCAATCATTTGCGACGGAATCGACAGGACCTCCGCAGCAGGGCGGATCGTCTCCATACCCAACTTGCCCATCTCACTGCGCGGCTCGTACGTCATCTTGCGCTGAGTTTCGCGAATCGCTGCTGCGGCTTCCGGGTCTGACTCGCCTTTTGCAAGGCCGTATGCGCCTCGAGCGTAAGACGGAAGCAGGCTCAAAACGCCAGTCAGCATCGACGCTGCCGGCTCAACAAGCAACGAAGTCACGCTCAAGGGAGTCGGTGATCGTCGCGTAGCAGGCTGCTCTACAGCCGGGGCCGGGCGCGTTGCCGGGGCTGGCGCTGGCGTAACAGAAGGCCGTGAAGCCGGAGCAGTAGAAGCCTGACCCTCACGCATAAAGTCCACGCGAGCAGGCTCCTGCTTTCTGGGCGCAGGCTTGCTGAGCCCGTACTTGGACTTCAGAACGTATTCTTCTGCATCTTCTTGGGTTGCCCCTTCAGGTGCAGGAACATTCCATTTCTTTCCGTCCGGACCGATGACCGTGAAGTTAGGCATCGTAGCCCTCGTTACTGATTTTCTTGCTGCCGTAAGAGGTAGTCAAGAATGCTAGAACTTTTCTTTTGCTGCTCGTCATACATACGCAACTCTTCAATTTCATCTGGCGTTGCAGTGCCATTTTTTATTTTGTTTCTAATTTGCGCCATACGGGTAATTAGAGCAGGTCGTGGAGGCGCTGATGGGCGCTTTAGATGCTTCACTTCGCGCAGGTATTTTGCGTAAGCCTGATCTTCTGGAAGATTTGGGAACATTGCTTTTGCTGAAATTTTGTCAGCGCGAACTTGAGATGGGTCTGCTTGGCCTTTTTCTGCTGCAAGCCTACGAATCTCAAGAAGGTCTTGACGATACTTTGCCTGTTCCTCCGCAGCCATTCTTTCCTGCTCACTCCTTGACTTGCGCGTGAGAATGTCAAGCGCAAGATCTTGCGCCTTCATCGCACGCTCTTCGTTCTCCGCCTGAGTACTGCGGATCAAGTCAGCAGACTTTCTAATGGAGCCAGCGCCAAGAATGTCAGCAATGCCCAACTGCTTTGGCGTCAAGAGCTTTTTTTGCGCTTCTTCAAGTTGCTTGATGATTTCTTCTTCGTAGAGGTTACGTCGAGAGACTTGCTGCTTTGCTTGGGCAGGCTCTCCTTCGTCCTCTTCAACTGCTGAGGCAACTTCTTCAGGTTGATCAACAAGTTCGTCTTCATCTTCCTCATCAGGTTGAATAACTCTTCCTTGATCTTGAGTAAGTTCTTCTTCATCTTCAACCTCACTGATATCGCCCCAGCCAGGTTCTTCAGACCTTGCTTTCGGTTTTGCAACGTCAAACTTCTTCTTGCGGTTTGCAAGAATGCTGTCATTACCCTCGATGATGTACCGCTCGTACATTTCACGAAGGTTCTTAGCAGGGCTTCGGTACTTGATTTCAGCCATGGCTTAACCACCCTTTTTAAGCATTTCTTTCAAGAAGTCTTTAACTGCACCGCCAGTAGGCGAATTAAGAATTTCGTTAATAACCTTATAAGCATTAGCAAGTTTTGAAACGTCCGTTTCAGAAGTTGCACCCGGCGGAAGTTCCTGACGAGTCTCCGTCTTGACAGACGGGACGTTAACTCCCGAAAGAATGTCAGACAAGAACTTGAGCATGTCCTTCGGATAATCACGCTGCTCAAGGAAGTCCTTGTATGCAAGATCAAGATTGGCCTGATCCATTGCGCGCTCTTTCTCGCCAACTTCCGTAAGCGTCTTAGCGCCCCTAGTCTCAAGGTCCTGAGTCTCGCGACCCATCGTGAGGTATTTGTCAGACAGTTCGCGCAGGGCTGCGGCGTCTTCAGTCGAAAGCCTGCCCTTAGACTCCGCAATGCGGGTAAGGTTTTGCGCATCCTCTGCCGTAAGCGTGCCAGATGCCTTGCCAATCTCAAGCATGCGGTTGGCATCTTCGCTCGTCAGTGCGCCAGCCTTCGCTCCGATATCCGCAAGGCTGCGACCGCTTTCAATCATTCGGTTGTAGTCTTCCGCGCTCAACTTGCCAGACAGTCCGGCAAGTTCAACGAGACGCGCAAGATCCTTACCGTAGATATCCGCAGCCTGACCGTACCCGGCTTGCAGCGCCTTAGCCTGCTCGCCAAGAATTGAGCTTTGCACATCGCGCAATGCACGAGCGCCAAACTCGCCCATGCGAGTGCTGCCGGGACCAACGCCAAATTGACCGGCGCCAATGAACTCCTGACCAATCTCAGGTAGGTACTTTTCTTTAAGCTGCCGAATACCAATGTCGCCAATCTGCTCAACGACGCCCTTGATGTACGGGTTCATGTACTTATCAACAGCGCCTGGGAATGTTTCCGAGGCGGCGTCAATATATCTCTGCGCAGCCCCTAATGAGGAACCTTCCCCGCCGGCTTTGATAGCCCTAGAAGCGTCGGAAAAATAATCCTTTGCGGCGCCATAAGAAGAAACATCACCCGCCCTTTCAAAAAAGGGCCTGGCTGCGCCAGCAGCAGACATACCAGATGCTTTAGCAAAATCACCAGCAGCTGCCGCAGACGCGCCTCCAGTCCTCTTCGCAGCCTCGTCAAGGGTAGAGCCAGCCTTTGTTGTGAACGGCTCAAACGATCTTGCCGCCTTCCTCGCAGCCTCAGCACCTTCCCTTTCGGTCTTCGTAAATTCTGCAATCCGAGGGCGCTTGTAGGTTTCATAAGGCAGGTCTGAGAACGCCTTCGCCTTAGAAAGCATGTTGGTGGTATATTCGGTATACCACTCCGGAAGCTGAATTTTTGTGGTGCTCGTCAAATCAATGGGAGTGGGAGTTTTCCCCTCAAACAGAAAGTCTGTAACACTCATTAGGCTAACCCTCCGCCCATGTACTTATCGGGCGACTTTGCGTCCGGACTAATCTGGCCACGCGATAGGGCACGACCCTTGTGCTTTCGGATATTAGCACGGAATTTATCCATCCGCCGTGCCCCCTCCCTAGTCGAGCCATCCCCCAAAAGAGCCAGAGTTTCCGCGTCAATTACGTACTCCCCGTCGCTCAGTAGGGCAGGGATTTTGTCGTCCCGACCGGACCCTGGACCGTCCACATAGCGGGACTTTTTGCTGCCGCCCTTGGCATAGCCTGCCAACCCGCCCTTGGCGAGTCCGTCCTTCTTTTCCTCAGGGGGTTTCTCTTCCTCGAGAACGTACTCAAAGTACTGCTCCTCAGGGCGGAACCCGTAGGTCTTCGCTTCGGTGGTCGGGGTAATGCTCTTGCGAACATACTTGTACTTCGGAAGCGCCCCTCCAAACTCGGTGTCCTTGGTCGCTGTAGTCAACGGACCCTTGGGCTTTGACCCGCCGCCACTCGTAGCGCCAAACGCAGCCAGAAGCTTGAGCAACTCCTCAAGCCCTCCGAGCTTATCCAGCATACCCTTGAGAGGGTCTTCCTTTTCTTCCGGCGGAGGCTCGTTTACCTTGGTAGGTTGCGTGGGCATATCAACCGGAGTCGTTGTTGGAACAACAACAGGAGGAATAATAAGATCTGGCTTTACCGGTGGCGAAGTCGTTACTTCAATTTCAGGTAGCCCTTCTTTCACGGGCGCTTCAACAAAAGGCTCTTCTTCAGGCTCAGTCTCAGGAGCAGGCTCGGCAGTTTCCAAAGGACTCTTTGGCAGATCAACCGGAGTCGTTGTCGGAACAACAACAGGAGGGACAACGAGCGGAGAGCTTGTAGTGGCTGGAGCCGTTACTTCAATTTGAGGAAGCCCTTCTTTTACAGGTGCCTCAACAAAAGGCTCTTCTTCGGGCTGCGGTTCAGCCTCCGGTTCCGGCTGAGGCTCTGGCTCAGGTTGCGGCGCTGCCTTTTCCACAATGGTTTCTGCAACCGCAGGTGCGGTCGTAGCAAGCGGAGCAGCAGGAGTTGTTGCAACGCTAGGCTTCGTCGAAACTACAACCTCATCAAGGGGAGAAGGCTCTGGAACAGTAGCTTGCGGAGTCGTTGCCGCAGAACTTCCGCCACCACCGCCTAAAGCGCCGGCAGCACCCGCTGCACCAGCGCCAACAGCAGCGGCAGTACCAGCGCCCGCGCCGGTTCCAGCGGTTACTGTAAATGTGGGGAGAGCTCCAGCAGCGGCACCAGCACCAGCACCCGCGCCAGCACCAGCGCCACCAAGAGCGCCCCCTGCTGCGGTTGTACCCGCTGCTGTGCCAGCACCAGCCCCCGCACCCGCACCCGCACCCGCTCCAGTTCCAGCACCGCCACCAAGCGCGCCGGCAAGTTGCGCACCGCCAAATATGGCAGCAGCAATCGCGGCAGCGTTGAAGATGTCCTTAAATATGCCAGGATCTTTCTTGACCTCTTGAGCCTGAAGAACCCGATCAAGCATCGGGTACCCAGTGTCTGACGTTATCGCTTTTCCAGATTCGTCAAAACCAGACACCCACATTAAAGCGCCGCGTTCCTCGGCTCCCTTCGGGTCAAACTTCCAAGCCTCATCAAATTTATATCTATCTCCATAAGCGCCCTTCATAAAGTCTGGCGGCATGGAGTTAATAAACTGACGAGCCTCTTCCTTGGTGAAAGCCCCCCTAAGGTTTTTAAGTTCGTTCGTCTGCGTCAAAAGAGTTTGCATTCCGTTTTCGGAGGCATATTTATAGGCCTCTTCAAACCGATTGCTCTTCAACAGATCAGAAAGAACCTGACGCTGAGGCAGGCTGTTAAGATAAACCGACTCTTGGCTAGAAAGAGAATCAAGCGTCTGCTTCAAATTTTCTTTTAGACCATTCTCAATTTCCGGCGTAAGTTGATTAGCCGTTCTTAAAGAATTGATCTTTTGCTCATAGTCGCTAACAGCGGATTGCTTTTCTTTCTTGTACCGATCTGCGGCAGCAATGTCCGCACCGCCAGTGCCGGGCTGGGTCAGGTTAGGAACAAGCGAGGGCTGCGCTCCAAAAAGTTTCATCCTGTCAATCCAACTCATTTCGGCTGGTGCGACAGGCTGCGTTACCGGCTCCTTCTGAGCAGAAGGCTCTTCAATTACAACTGCGTCACTCAGAGCGCCAGATGGAACTCGAGAGTCTTCTGATGAAACAGCATCGCTCAAAGGAGATGAAACAGATGCTGATTGTTTCCTTGCGCTTTCTTCCCCAGCAACGCGAGCGGCTTCCCGCTCCGCTGCAACACGAGCGGCTTCGCGCTCTGCTATGACACGGGCAGCTTCTGCTCTAGCAGCCTCGGCTCGCGCAGCTTCTTCACTAGCAGCCTGGGCTCTCGCTGCCTCATCGCGGGCAGCCTGCACTCTCGCAGCCTCCGCTCTAGCAGATTCGGCGGCTTGCTCAGCCTCCGCCTGTCTAATCATATCTTCACGAGCGCGCTCCTCAGCTATCCGCTCGGCAAGAACACGACGGCTTTCTTCCTCTGCTCTGGCAGCGGCAATCTCTTCCTGCCGGCGCTGCATCTCAAAAAGGTCTGCTTGGCGTTGACGAGAAGCCTCTTGCTCTTCAAGCATCTGAGCAATAAAACCACGCTCAATTTCCTCTGACCCGCCTTCAGGGTCCGTAGTAGGAACTTCACCGTAAGTGTAAAAACCAGCCATGGTTCACCTAATTTAAGACTTGATAAAAACGATATGCCCACTCTTGCCAGTCGTCAAACTGGTAAGGAGACGGGGGGTTTAACTGAGAAATGCCGTTTATGCCTATCAAGCCAGCAGCCCAATTTTGCCACTCGGATTCCGAGTACAGCTGCGGGATCACCGCATATTCATCCAAGTCCAAGCACAGGGTATCCGCCCAGTACTGCAAGTCCACCCCACGAGGATCTACGATTCGGTGCGTTCTCATGGATTCTCTCCAAGCACCGTACCCGTAGCCGCTTCGATGTGCGCAATAACCTGGCCCATTTGATAGTTTCCGCCCAGCGTGTTGCTCTCGAAACGGAATCGCATCTCTCGACGGATCTCTCGGAAGTACACCAACTGTTGCTGACGGTCTGTCAGTGTTGCGTAAATCGTTTGCGGGTCGCTAGTAACTTCTGCTGACCTAGCGTTAGCACGACCCGTTACTTCTACGGTCATGTCTCCAGACATAACAAAGTCAGGCTCAATGTACTCTACGCGAATCGCCATGTTCTGAGGCTGCTCAGAAGCAATTAAAGATATGTCTGCCGTCTCGAAGAAAGACTGAACCGGGCGAATCTGAGTTCCGTAAATTTCATCTGTGCCATATTCATGCTGCCACACAACGTAACCCTTTGGGTCGTTGATGATTCGCGGCTGGTTGTCTTCCGTAACGCGAAGATCTTTAGCCTCAGTTTCGCGATAAAGAGGAACTTGAGGGTCAACATCGACAACGCCCACCACCAACGGTGAGCTGAATACCTGCGCATACATGCCAGCAGAGCGCCCGCTATTTGGGAGCACAGTGTCGTACCACGTTTGTTCGCGCACGTTGTAGATAACTGCATGGGTACATTCAGTGGCATTCCCACGCGGGTAACACCACCAGATCTCGCCCCATCGCGGAACTTTAAACACGAATACTTTCTGGCGCTGAGAGTAGTTCAAGTTGTCAAAGAACCAGTTCAAGTTCAAAGCGTTTGGTACTTCTCGTACAACACCGTTGAACATCAAGAACCGGTCAACACCGCACCAGTAGTAGATACCGTCGTACTCGATCACGCTTTGCGAAGAAAGAATGCTCGACTGCGAAGTAATAGTGTCAAACTGAAATACCGCCTGACCGCCTACATACGTAGCGCGAATTACCGAGTCCAATGACCAGAACAAACCCGAAGGTGCGTTACCGGCGCCGGATCGAAGCGGAAGACCTTTTACAATTTTCTGGCTCGTAATGCGAGCAGCGCCTGCATCGCCGCTAGTCCAGTCATCGGTATACCCGGCTCGGCTCCACTGGATAAACCCGTCCGATCCGTAAGCGAATACATACGGAGCCAAGGCAACGATGCCGCCTGAAATAGTCAGTGAGGGTACAGGGGTTAACTGCGAGGTCCCGTTGTCGTACCCAACATACAACTGACCAGCAGCGTCCGAAGAGATGTCCTCTACGTTTGGAGCAACGTGAGCCAGAATCTCGTTCTGGTTATTTGTGGTGTTGTACGCAACATCGAACTGCCACATGTTTGCTTCATTAGAAATGAAGCTGGAATCTGTTCGATTAGTGATAATGCTCGAAAGACCATTCTGGTCTAGGCGAAATCGGAAAATACCATTTGCCGTTCCGATGTGAACATACGTATAGGCATTGTGATTGTGGATATGCATTCCACGGGCAATGCCCTCTAGGCTGTCTTGCAGCGAACGATACCCGCCTATCTTTCTGGGCAGTCCACGTTGAAAACGAACCCACTGTCCGTCTACGTAATAGTTGCCCTCAAACTTGGTACCGTCTCTCTTGATACCGGGTTCAGAGCGAACAATGACCGGCTGAAGCGGCATTAGTACGTACCGCCCTCAATGGGGTCCAACCCCAGCGCGATCTGGGCAGCGGACTGACTCACTGCGGTAAACACTGCGTTACCAACTGTCGTTGCTCCCAAATTCGTTCGCGCACCGCTCGCAGTTGTAGCACCGGTACCACCCTGAGAAACCGCAACCGGGATGCCAATCGTTGCCGTGTCGGCATCAACCACATCAGTTCCGTCGCAGTACAAGATCGCTCTGGCTGCGCTTGAAACAGTAACGCCAGGGCTTGCTTGGCCGGCTGTTCTAATGCCAAGCGTGTAAGAACCAGATGTCTGATTGCTGACCCAGTACTGTTGAACCGTGGTCGGAACAATAACGTCGCGATTTCCGGTTAAAGTTCCAGTAAATACGTAGGCAGTTTTGTTGAGCTCGGAAACTGAAAGGGTGTAATTACCGCTGCCCGAAACGTCAATTTGAAGCAGGCTAAAAGCGTAGACAGCAGATTGACCAAAGCCAATCGTCCAGAACTGCACACCGTTAGTAACAACGATGGCGCTATCACCAGGCGACAGCACAAGTGTGCTTGCGCCGTTGATCAGTTCTGAGCTGCTGGGGTCTAGCGTCAGATCACCAGTACCACTGTTTCGGACGTTAACAAACCAGTCGCTACCCAAGGTAGGGGCGCCATCAAACGACAGCGTTCCAGCGCCTCCTGTCCACACCAGAACCTTTGCTCGGTCGCTCGTGCCCGTCGTGTAGTTAGTACTAAAGCTGGTCACCGGCATCGACTGGTTCAGGGTCGTGGCAATTGCCTTGATACCTAAGCCAGCCAGCGCAGCCGCGTTGGTAGAAGAAGCCGATGCACCATATTGGAACGAACGCCACGTACCTGAAGCAGTGCTGTTGTCTGTAAGATAAATTTGAAACGTCGTTCCAGACTGCGGAGCACAGATCACTACACCAGTAGAGGTCTTAACCGTGAACGTGTTAGCGCCGACGTTATTAAACAGAACCGTCTCGCCAGTGCCGGCTTCAGTCGCATCCGGCATTGTGATGACAAGACTCGTGGTCGTCGCATTAACGTCCATAATCTTCGCAACGACGTCGGTACTCGGAGCAGCCTCAAGAGGCCAATCCAAAACCTGATCAATCGTCAGCGATACATAACGGTACGAAACATCGCTTGGGTAGATGTTCGTGCCCCCGAACGTATTGGTGTAGGTGGTGGTCACTTCTTATGCCTCCCGGCGATTCGTAGACCGGTCAACAATCTTCTGGAGATCTTCGCCATTCAGCGCAGCCAGCGACCGGTCATAGTAGGACTGCCACAGCTGCACCCGGTCGTCGTCTTTTACAAACGGAGTCGCTTCTACCAGCGACCCATACAACAGCAAGTTTGGTGCAAACTCCGTGAGCCAGTTGGTCTGATTTGTATCATCCAACAGCGGCGGCAGTTCGTAGTACAAAATCTCCATTGGATAGTTCGCAGCCGGCGTCGGCACAAATATCCAGTGCTTATAGTCGTAGTCAGCGTAAAACTTAGGCTGGCCAGTCGTTGTCTCATTGGGCCAGTAACTACGGACGTATTCGTAAGATCGCGGGAATACGGGGGTGTGGACGTTGTTGTTCGTCCCGGTACCATAGTTAATGCTGATGGTGTCACGCCACCGATCCGGCTTTGCGTAAACAGCTACCCCAGATTGCATGGTGGTATTGACCACCGTTTGGAACCCCTGAATCTTGAGTTCACGGGCAATCCGGCGCTCGGCCAGGGTAATTAGCCGGGGGATCTGCTCGTAGACAATAGGGTCCGTCGCCCCGCCACGCTCTAGGTAGTTGCGGATGTCGGACTGCAAGCTGGTAAATGTCATCGACGCAGGCATACACCTCTCCTTAGTCCCGCGTCTTACCAGTCAGGCAAGACTATTTGGGCACAATTATACCCTAATTACGACAAATATAGCCTCTGCTCATCTTTACGGCGTTTGACAAGACCGGGCAATACACGCCCAGCCGCCTTCGTCCATTTCATAAACTCTTCAGCCGCTTCTTCAAAGTCACCCCGGTTGGTCTTCATCCGCAACCCAGAGCGTTGCAGATTTCCAAGGCCCACGTTGAAACTGAAGGAAACCAAAGCATCGAAAATCCCTTGATGACCAAGAGCAGCAGGGCAAAGTCGGGCCACGCCGCGCTCAAACCGGCCAAGGTCTTGAGCAAGGATAGCGTCCACCTCTCCCATCGTGAGGGTGCGATCCCAGCCTGCGGGTACCGGTAGACTCTTGCGCTCCTCATACTTCACCGCCAAGTGAGCAGGATCTATTACGTGACCCACCCCCACGCTCCAGATTAACGCCGGACATTGGTACGGACGGGTTCGGACACCCTCGTGATGACAAATCATGCGTATCGCTTTTTCAGACACTCGCATGCTTGCACCCGTCAAAGTGCCATCGTTTCATTCCATTGCATCGTCCTTGCTTGCCACAATGAGGGCAAACCAAAACAGGCATGTTTTGTGCCGCTGCCGACAAGCGAGATTTATGTTCTTCCGAAAATACAATTTTTTTACCAAACATCGGATTTTTGCTACCAAGTTTGGCAATAGATATGTTTTTACGGTAAGCCTCTGGTCTTTCCTTGCCTTTTGGGTTTGGAGGAATGCCGCCGCCAACGCAAGTATTCCACCCCATGTTTTCAAATGGGCGAAGCATTTTTTCTAAAAACCGCGCAAGATCTTCATCAAGATCCGACGCAATAACATCAATACACATCTCGTCGCCATATTTTTTAATAGCATTTGATAAATGATCGCGGCGAGTCTTTGCAGCATTTTTGTGTTGGTAAAACCTAACAGCAGGGTTTACGCTGATTCCAACGTACCCTTCATCAAGCGCAAGGCTTGATTGTTTTCTGATGTGGTATACCGATGTCACTTCTTGCCAAAAGCCTGCGTACCAAACCAAAACGCAATAATGCTGCTTAGGATCAGCATTTCGTCATCCGAAAACACTTCGGCCATTGCAGCCGCAAACGGCACCCCTTGATGCCATGCGTACCACACCCCGGCAATGTTCAGCGCGACCAACTCCAGCACGAAAATGTACGTCACAACAGGACGGACGCTGGCACGCAGGTTAATCATCCACTGACTGGCGCCCTTGCCGATCTCAATGTCATGGTTGTACAGGGCTTGGCGTTCCTCAGCAGCCGTCTGCGTCTGGATTTGCTCCAATTTGATTTCCTCAACCCGTGCCTGCGCGATAAACCCACGCTCTGCCAATGCTAACTCGCGCTCTTTCTGGGCTGCGACAAGAGCCAATTCGTGCTTTTTGTCCTGCCGGTCTTGGAAAATTTGCAGAATCTTGGGTAGTCCACCCGCAAGGAACGACAGGAAAGTGCTAATCATGGTCATCATTTGTTGCGCTCCTCCATCAGTTTGACGCGCACTTGCAAGTCATGGATGTCCTCCATGATGTCGTCTTTAAGTTCCTGACGACGGGACGCGCTTAATGGGCTGTCGGTGGGTACACCTTCAGCCGTAATCAACGCGGGCATCTTGCTCTCAACCGACATCAGACGATTGTTGAACGATGCGATTTCCGCAAGCAACCAGCCGACAGCGGCCAGTAGCACCGGGAACAACATATCCACAATCTTCTGCATATTCACTTCTGCAATGCCTCCACCAGCATCATTGCCATCGAACCCAACGCGCCGACCAGCACCAGAATGACCGTGCCTCCGACTGAGATCACGAGTCTCTCCAGACGCTTTAAACGCGCATGGATCGCTTCGTACCGTACCGCACAGACATCAATGTGGCTGGTTACGGTCACTTCCAGTTCTTGCACGGTGGTCATTGCTTTACTTCATCCGGCTTTGGCACCTGCGGCTCGGCCTGCTCCTTGATCTTGACGATGAGCGGCCACGCCCCCGTCTTGCTCGGCAAGTCGCCTAGCACTTGCAGGATTGCGTTCACTTCTTCAATGGACAGTTCTAGTTTAATCACGGCGTCACCCACGG